GTGGATGACGCAGTGCAGTACAACGGCACAGCATATATTGCACTTGTAGATAACGCTAATGTTCAACCAGATACAGACCCCAACACATGGGACATACTCTCTCAAGGTGGCTCTGGAGGTGGAGGAGCTGTAGATGTAACAGCCACTAATGATGCCACTGCTTTTGTCGGGCTTTATGAAGAAGCCACAGGGTCCATTGGAGGTAAAACCAACTCTGGTATCACATACGATGCTGCAAACGAGATATTAAAAGTAACAGAACTAGAGACAGACACTATAGGACCATCGGACGGTATTACCGGAACATATTCAATAAACTCACCAACGTCTCTTACACTTAATCCTACGACAGAGACTGTCAACAATGCACCTCTAATACTCCAAAACTTAACTGAAAATCAAAAAAACTCACTCACTCCCAGCACTGGAGCTGTGATTTACGACACAGTTAATGCGGCTGCTTATATTTGGAGTGGCACCGCCTGGGAAGTAGTCGGCTCTGGCACTGGCGGAGACGTTGGACCAACCGGTCCCACAGGGCCTACAGGGCCTACAGGGCCAGAAGGACCAGAAGGACCTATTGGACCTACAGGTGCTGATGGTGGAACTACAGATTTCAATTCACTTGACCAACCCAGCTTGACAAGTACTTCGTATGACCAAATAGCATACCCAGCGGCTATTAGAGTACAGGTAACTGTTTCTGGGTTAAATTATTTATTTACTTACCCATTTAGCGGCGTAAACAACCCAGAAATTTACTTAAATCGTGGAACAACAATCGCGTTTAAGTTAAATGTTGGCGGACATCCTTTCTTAATTCAAAGTGACCCTTCAGGTGGGACCAGTTATGCTAATGAGTCAGATGGGCTAGTGCACGTCGCGCCGGATGGAACTGTATCTACAGGGTCATTGGCTCAAGGAAAAGAAACAGGAACTTTATACTTTACCCTGCCATTTGATATAGCTGGAACAGATGCGACTGTCTACAGGTATATATGTCAAATCCATAGCACTATGGTTAATAGCATTACACCTGTTCAAGGTACAACATAGGAGCTAACAAAAGTGGCTGATGACCTAAGAGAGTTTGTTGTAAATGCGCCCGATAAAGAGACTGCTGATTCCCTATTAAAAGAACTTATAGAGGATGGCAGTGTTAACCCAGAAACCATTCCCGAAAGACCAGTTACTGTTGCAGATGAAAGACCAAATAACCCTTACAATACAGTTTATTTAATTAACGAAGAGGAAGCTCAAAGACTTAGAAAAGACCCTCGAGTAGGCGAGGTAAGAGATACAACTCAAACTATTGCCCAAAAAATGGCTTTTCAAACAGGGGACTTCAATAAAGATTCTACAAATACTGGTGAAAAGTTTAATTGGGGCCTACTTAGACATATAAAAGAAACTAACGTTTACGGAAGCTCTACTGCAGACCCTGGACTTTCATATGACTATGTTTTAGACGGTACAGGCGTGGACATAGTTGTCATAGATAGCGGTATAGAACCAGACCACCCTGAATTTCAAGATTCCAATGGAGTAAGCAGAGTCCAACAAATAAACTGGTTCACTCAATCGGGCGTTTTTGGAACTCAGCCAAATGGTTTTTATGCTGACTATGACGGTCACGGGACCCATGTTGCAAGCATAGCTGCTGGCAAAACTTTTGGCTGGGCAAAAAACGCTCACATTTTCTCTATCAAGCTAACTGACTTAAGAGGGCCTAGTGACCCGTTTGGCGGATTAAGCATTACTCAGGCTTTTGACGTATTGATTGGCTGGCATCAAAATAAAACTAATGGCAGACCCACCGTACTAGTCAACTCCTGGGGGACATTGATATTTTGGCACGAAGATTTAAATGCCTTCTCGTTTAGGAGCGACGGCTCGGGCACATTCTACTCAGTAAATGGGGGCGAATACAGGGGTACTGCATGGACTGGTTCAACAAAAGATTTAGCTAAAGGCCATGTAGGTGCACCTTACGGGAATAATGTATATGCATTCCCTTGGCAGTCTCCATCTATAGATATAGATATAACCCTGTGCATAGATGCCGGAATTGTGGTCTGCAATGCCGGTGGAAACGAGCGACAAAAAGTAGCCACATTCTCTGACCCAGATTATAGTAACTACATAACTTTAGAAAATTTAACAAATTCTTTTTATTATCATAGAGGAGGAAGCCCAAATATTAGAAATTATAGCGGGTTTCAAGTAGGTGCTCTATCTTCTCTCACCCTGGGCCCGACCTCTAATCAAGAGAAAAAATCCGTTTATTCTAACGCTGGACCTGGCATAAACATTTACGCAGCGGGTGACAGCATCATGGGGGCTATGAGTGCGGAAAATGTATATCCAGGCTCTGCTGATTATCATGGGGATGCAACATTCTTACAAACAGCAATTAGTGGGACTTCGTTCTCTGCACCGCAAGTGGCTGGTTTAGCCGCTTTACTGCTGCAAATCCACCCAAACTGGACCAATAAGCAAGTAGTTAAGTACTTAATAGACCAAACAAAGCCAACTTTATATACAACTGGTCAAGACAACGATTATCAAGATACTGCTTCTTTATATGGAGGAGATAGTAGGAACGCATATATACCATTTGGTGAGAGAAAAGTCTTTACTTATAACGAAGTCGTTTAATTAAAATCAGCAAATGCGTTGTATAATTAAAGGTAGACTTGCGATAGCTTCAGTCGCCATCAATGGAAAGACTAGAGAGAATAAATAATGCCATTAGACTTCCCCAACACCCCGAGCAACGATGCTATCTACACTGCTCCAGACGGCAGGCAGTGGCAGTGGGATGGAACTACTTGGAATTCCGTAGAGACCCAAATTGCAACGGGAGCTACTGGCCCTAAAGGCGACCCAGGGCAAGACGGCGCTATCGGGCCCACAGGGCCAACAGGTCCCCAAGGGACAAATATTAATCTACTCGGCTCTGTTGCAAACGCTGGCAGCCTACCCCTGACAAATAACACAGTTAATGACGCATATATAACCCAAGACACCGGGGAAATTTATATCTGGGATGGCGGTCAGTGGTCCAATGCCGGAAATATTGTGGGACCACAAGGTGATATTGGACCGCAAGGTGATACTGGACCGCAAGGTGATACTGGACCGCAAGGGGACGTAGGACCTCAAGGCGACGAGGGCCCGTTGGGTCCAACCGGTCCTCAAGGTACAAATATAAACTTGGTAGGCTCAATAGATGACGAAACAGCACTGCAAGGATTAGTAGACGGGGGCGGACTTTCGGATAGCGATGCATATGTAGATTTATCCACAGGTGATGTATATGTGTATTCAGCTACCCTCAATAATTTCTTTAATGCTGGCCCTATTAATGGACCCACCGGGCCCCAGGGACCTCAAGGTGAGGTAGGTCCTCAGGGCGATGCGGGAATACAAGGTGATACGGGGCCGCAAGGTCCGGTAGGACCGACTGGTCCTGAATCGACTGTGGCCGGACCACAAGGGCCACAAGGTGAGACCGGGCCTCAAGGGGAGCTAGGGCCAACAGGGCCTCAGGGGGCCTCTATTGTTCTTCTTGGTTCTGTACCAACCGTTGCAGATTTGCCAAGCGCTGATAACTCAATCAATGATGCTTATGTGGTTACTGCACTAGGTGACTTATATGTTTGGGATGGCGTACAGTGGAATTCGGTCGGTCAAATTGTTGGGCCTACCGGTCCGAAAGGAGACCCTGGCCCCACAGGTCAGACGGGACCAGAAGGGCCAACAGGACCTCAAGGTACAGCCATCAAGCTTTACGGCTCTGTAATAACAGAAGCAAACCTACCAGCAGCAACCAATGATATTACTTACCAAGTCACCATTGAGACCGGAGCTGATGGCGTCAGGTATCACATGGACGGTAGGTCCACACCAACACTCTTCCTGAGCCCCGGAGGAACCTACACTTTCAACCAGTTCAATGGCTCTAACTTAAATAATGAGATGTATCTTTCCGAGACACCAGGTGGACATCACTCTCTTGGTGGGACTGTTGCAGAAGCAGAATATACAACTGGCGTAACTTATACTGGAACCTCTGGTAGCAACGGATTCTTAGAGTTTGTTGTACCCGTTGACGCACCCTCAGTTCTCTACTTTGTAAGCAAAAACACACCCAACTATGGTGCTGGCGGCTCACTAGATATAAAAGATAATGCAATAAACGATGCTTACGTAAATCAAGAGAATGGTGACCTGTACGTTTGGGGTGGCTCAAGCTATACCAATGTTGGACAGATTGTTGGTCCACAAGGAGAAGTTGGACCGCAGGGGCCCCAAGGTGAAAAAGGTGATAAGGGAGATAAAGGTGACACCGGTAACAGTGGTGGTATCACCTTTGATGTTTCTGTACCGCTTACTTATGACTCCTATACAATCAACGGCTCAGCTAACCCGACCTTATCTCTTATTAGAGGTCACAGGTATGTATTTAACTTAGACGCCAGCGTAACAGGATATAACTTTAGATTTATGACCGTAGACGGGCCTTACGGACCTGGTTTTGAATACTCCACTGGAATTACTAATGTTGGTGCTGATAGCGGCGAGATTATATTTGAGGTACCATTTGACGCGCCTGACAACTTGTATTATGTATCAGAAGCTGACTCTACTCTTGCCGGGGATATAGTTGTTTCTAACCTTGGCCCTCAGGGGCCTCAGGGTCCTCAAGGTGAGCAAGGTATTCAGGGTGTAAGAGGTCCAACAGGTTCAACTGGTTTTCTAGATATTAGTTCTGAAACTTTTGAGACACTTGACCAGCTTAGGATTGCACATCCAACGGGCGACCCTGGAGACGCTTATTTTGTTGTAGGTGTTCTATATGTGTGGGACACTGACCTTGGAGACTGGAGAGCGACTGGCGACCTGCTTGGGCCCGAAGGCCCTGAAGGAGAGCGTCAAGCAATTAACTATGCTGTAAATGGTGGATTTGATTTCTGGCAGCGTGGTACCACAGGAGATATGAACACTGCTCCATATTATGGCCCAGATAGATTCCAGGTATACCGAGGAGGTGGAGCTGGTGGAGGTACATACTCGCAGCAAACTACCTCTGTAAGTGGCTTTGAGTATGCGCTCAGGATTCAAAGAGATGCGGGAACCACTAGTACCTCAAGTATGAACATAGCAACTAGCTTGGATTCCAGAGATGTTGCTTCACTTACCGGGGGACCCGTAACAGTTTCCTTCTGGGCAAGAGCTGGCGATAATATGTCTTCTACCTCTAAAGCTATAACATTAGAGCTGCTAACAGGAGACGGCACAAATGGAAATATCCAAACAGGTCTGTCAACAGAGACTGTAGAGTCTTCTTCTGTGTTTAACTTAGGCACAAACTTTGTTAGATTCTCTGCAACTATCCAAGACCTGTCAGCATTTGTGACACAGTTTGGTATAAAAATTTCTTATGTACCAGTAGGTACCGCAGGAACAAATGATTGGATTGAAGTTACAGGTGTTCAAATAGAGCAGAGCAACCAGATTTCTCCATTTAGACGTTCTGGCTACACACCTCTATCTGAGTTTGAAAATTGTATACGCTATTACTATGCGTCCCCAGATGCCACTTATGGGGGAATGTACAGCGGAGACGTTACTTCAGGAAGTGCCTACTACGCCTTCTACAACTTACCTGTTCCTATGAGAAGAGTACCCGATGTAAGTGTTACATCGGTTGGTGCAATTGGATTTAATAACACAGCTGGAAGCACCTCTCAAGAAACCGAAAATTCATTCGTTGAATCTAGAACCGCCACAGGCACAAACGCGGGAGCTTTCTACGCCAGTTCTTTCGTGGCAGACGCCGAGCTATAAGTAAAGGAAAATAATGCCAGTAAGAAGAGTTGGATACACAACACCTCCAGCAGACCAAACTACCCTTTTGGCGGTATCAGATTACTTTGCCGTAGCCTCTGTAATTGTATCTAACCGAAACGAGCTACCGGTCAGCACAACTATTTATGTTGACCCCGTAGAAGCAGGTCTGGCAGAGTCTGCTCGTATATACCTGGCTAATGAAGTAGAGGTTGGTGCTGGTCAAAGCTATGAGACATTCAGATTTGCAATTAACGTAGGCGACCGAGTTCAGGTTACGGCTGACCGTGCAAACGTAAGCTTCTCTATGACAAGCGCCTATGAACTACAGGGACGAGCAAACGTAACCTACTCCCCCATCCAACCTGACTCGCCGCAGGTTGGAGACATATGGTTAGACAGTAATAGCGACGAACTATATTTCAGACTACCTACCGGAAGTTGGAGGCAAGTAGTAAAGGTTGCCGACCAAGGACCGACTGGACCAACGGGACCTCAGGGTATTCAAGGAGTAGAAGGCGACCCTGGAGAGCCCGGTGCTGGAATCTTTATTAAGGGTCAATACAATACTTTAGCTGAGCTCAGGGAAGAGCAACCCTTAGGATTAATTGGAGATGGATATCTAGTAGAGGAAAATCTCTATGTCTGGGACAACATTAGTCTCGACTGGGTAGATATTGGACCGATAGTAGGACCTACGGGGCCACAAGGTCTTCAAGGAGATGTTGGATTACAAGGCCCAACCGGCTCTACGGGACCCACCGGGCCATCCGGAGGACCTACCGGACCAACGGGTCCAACAGGGCCTACTGGAGCGCAAGGTGTTCAAGGTATTCAAGGTAGTCAAGGCGAACTGGGACCAACGGGCCCTGAGGGGCCTGTTGGCTTAATTTATAGGGGAGAGTGGGTAGATAGTGCAAACTATGTGGAAAGAAACGTTGTCACATATCAGGGCAGTACCTATATAACAGAAACTTTTGAGAATGTAAGTGGTGTTGGTTTTAATCCAGGCGCTGTAGGTTCTAATTGGCAAATACTAGCTCAAGCTGGTGAAAAAGGCGATATAGGTGATACCGGGCCTCAGGGTGATACAGGACCACAAGGTGAGCTTGGTCCAGTTGGTCTAACGTGGAGGAATACCTGGTCAGAACTAGCGGCCTATGATAAAGGTGACGCTGTCTTCTTTCAAGGTTCAGGCTATTATGCAACAAGCAACTTAAATGTTAGTGGTGTTGAGTACTTCCCGGGAGCAACAGGTGCAAACTGGGCCATCCTAGTACAAAAAGGTGACACGGGACCAGAGGGTCCCCAAGGTATTAGAGGTATTCAAGGAATTCAAGGTCCTCAAGGTGAGCAGGGACTATCAATTAACTTCAAAGGTACAGTAAACACAGCATCTGACCTACCTACTTCGGGGAACGTGCTAAATGATGCATACATTGTTCTAGATACAAAGAATGCATACGTATGGAATGGTACAGACTTCCAAAACATTGGTCCTATTGTCGGCCCCGAGGGAGATAGGGGTCCTGTAGGTCCCCAAGGACCTCAAGGTGAGCAAGGTCCACAAGGACCTCAAGGTAATCAGGGTGTACAAGGCGAGCAAGGTGAGCAAGGACCTCAAGGTGAGCAAGGTATTCAGGGGCCTCAGGGTGATACCGGACCGCTGTCCGCAGTAGATGACCCTCTAAACATAAAAGCAGACGGAAACACAATTGAATTAGTAGACGGATATGTGTATGACGTAGATGCTTCTGACTTTAAAATTATTTATGTAAAGAGCGGTCAAAGTGGTCCTAGTAATCCCCGTACTGGAGATGTTTGGATTAGTTACTAATGGCAAGAAGTATATATAGATTAGGAAGTACAGCAAACACTCGTTTCACAGAGTTTAGTAATGAATTCCTAATGACACCTATAACCGCACCTAGCCTAGGTGTATATAGTGGTGCAGTAGGGGAAGAATTTAAGCAGCCAGTCAGAATGAGTCAATTTGCCTTATTTTTTCTAAGCAGTTCTAGCGGAACCATTAGGATGAGGATGCCTAACAGTTTGCCAGGAACAGACGGCTACGCGGACGACCAAACTAAAACAGCTAGGGGTGAAGAGCGTGACTATCCAAACATACCTAAGTTTGGCGGTGACCGTTTTTATTATGGTTTTTCTAAGGGCGATACAGCAAGAACCTCATTCTATGCGGGCGGAAACGATGGCATATATGCCCGTCGAGGGCAAGACGTGTTTGACCGACAACTCTACGCTGAGTTTTATGTGGACACAGTTCCAGGCCCCGTAACGGGTTTAGGGCTATCAGTTCAAGGGCCAGACTCTATATATGTAGCTTGGAACGCACCTAGCGATACAGGTGGTATCCCCTTGAGCGGGTATTCTGTATTTTATAGACAAAGTGGGACCAGCACTTGGAACTTTGCATCAGCACCAGGTAGATTTACAACAAATACAACAATTTCAGGATTAAGTGCCGATACAACTTATGAAGTTGCAGTAGGAGCGCGTAATAATATATCAAAAGCTCACGGAGGTTCTAATACCAGTCCCTCTTACCACACTGGAAGGAGAGATACAGCATCTGCTACAACAGCATCGCTAGTTTCTAAACCAGAAAACAGCTTAGGTCTGACTAACGCCACACAAACTAGCTTTGACATAAGGTGGGAAGTGTCAAACAACCCAACAAGCGTACAAGTTTCTGTTAGCAATGGTTCAGTGTTCTATTCGAGTTCAGGCAATGAGACAATATCAGGACTTACTCCAAACACTACATATAGTGTAACAATAACTTCTAGTAACTCGGCCGGTTCAGATACAGATAGTAATACAATCACAACTCTTCTACCTACGCCCACTCTGACTATGTCAGCAGAAGCCATTGATTCAACTTCCGCCCGCGTTATATGGAACAGCGAAAACGCATCCTCTGTAACGGTAACTGGAACTAACTTGAACTCATCCAGTTTGTCGGGCAATGAGATAGTAGAGAATCTAGAGCCTGGTGAAATTTACTTTTGGTCAGGTACGGCTAGCAACCGAGATTCATCAACAGAGGCTCAAACGCCACGTATACAGCTACCAAATATAATTGGCGGGGTATGGAATGGCTCTGAATGGGGGCTCCCCGCAATTAAGAGGTGGAATGGCAGCAGCTGGGGCTCTACGGAAGTGAGAGTCTGGACCGGAAGTGAATGGAAACTCTGGGCATAATATTCCCAAAAATTAAAAATATCTGTTAGTATACAGTCATAAAACACTCAAGGAGTAACTATGGCTCTATCAGATGCTCTTCAAACTGAAATCAAGAAGTACGCTCTCCGCGGCGAATGCACCGTTGCAAAGGTCGCCGAGCTACATCTTTCTGGTGAAGACAAAGAACTATATCTAAAAGTATTAAACAACAGCAATCAACGCGACCCAGAGTTTTTATCGACGGAGAGATTAGCTCACCTCATGCGTTCCGAGGGATACGAGGGAGTAAGTCCTTCCTCAATTAACCGCCATCGAAATAAAATTTGCCCATGCTATAGGTCAGGTAGAAATTAATGTCCCTTTCAGACAAGCTTAATGAGCTAAAAAATCCAGGACCAAACGGTTCTGACTAAGCGAGCAAGTTGATACCGAAGAATTAATCAAAGATATAAACAAGTGGCGTCCTTCAAAATCGACAAAGAGGTCTACTGGAGAAGGCGCCTTTCTTATCGCACCTAGTGACCAGCAGCTTGGAAAGCGTGCAAACGGTCAAGGAAGTGCTCAATCGGTAAATCGCATTTTAGGGCTTACTGATAGGGCGGTACAAAAGTTTAATTCTCTTAAAAAAGCTGGCATAGCCCCTGGAACTGCCGTTTTGGCTTTACCTGGTGACCACGTAGAAGGTAATGTTAGCCAAGGTGGACGCCTTCAAGGTCAAGCTTCCTCTGATATGGGACTGACCGAACAGGTAAGAGTTGCACGGAGGCTGCTGATGGCACAGATTAAAGCGTTGGCCCCTCTTGTAGACAGACTTGTGGTGCCAGTAATTAATGGTAATCACGACGAAGTAACCCGCCAGGTTACTGCTGACCCAGCCGATGGGTGGAACACAGAGATTGCTTCTGCTGTGCAAGACGCTTGCTCGGAAAACTCGGAGCTATCTCACGTTGAGTTTAGATTCCCCTCCTCTGGACACCAAACATTAACCGTAGATATAGACGGTTGTATGCTTGGCCTATTCCATGGCCATCAAGCAAGCCAAAACAATGTAATGAAATTCTTGTCTGGTCATGCCGCAGGGCAAACTGCCCTAGGTATGGCAGACGTTTGGATTTCAGGCCACTACCATAACTTCCGCACAATGGATGTGGGTAGCCGCCTGTGGATTCAAGCACCCACCACCGACCCAGGAAGTGAGTGGTTTAGAGACCGTTCTGGAATGGAATCCAATCCTGGATTGCTTTCTATGGTTATAGGTGGTAGTTTTGACCCAAGAGAAAACATCAGCGTATTAGGAGTTAAATAGTGAAAGTCGGCGTATACACAATCGCATTAAATGAACAGCAGTATGTGGAATCTTGGTATGAATCGGCAAAGGAAGCCGACTACCTACTAATCGCCGATACAGGGTCGTCAGATATGACTGTACAGTGGGCAGCTGAGCGAGGTATAGATACTATTTATGTGGGTGTCAAACCATGGAGGTTTGATATGGCAAGAAATGCTGCCTTATCTTCTATGCCAGATGATTTAGATTATTGTATAGCTCTAGATATGGATGAAGTGCTACTCCCCGGCTGGCGTGAGGAGCTGGAGAAAGCTCATGAGCAAGGAGCAACCAGACCTCGATATCAATATACTTGGAACTGGAAAGACGAGGAAGAAACTGTACCCGGTTTGCAATATGGCGGAGATAAAATCCACACCCGTTGGGGGTACCGCTGGAAGCACCCAGTCCATGAAGTGCTTACTCGCTACGGACCTGAGCCGGAAACCCAGTGTTGGACTGGCCTGCAAATTCACCACCACCCAGATAACTCAAAACCGCGCTCCCAATACCTACCTCTCTTGAAGCAAGCAGTTGATGAGGACCCCCATGATGATAGAAATGCTTTTTATTACGCTAGGGAACTTTTCTTTTACGGTAAGTATGGAGAAGCTAAAGTAGAATTTTTAAGGCACCTAGATTTACCAGGTGCACAGTGGCCTCCCGAAAGAGCTGCCTCGATGAGATACCTTGCAAAGGTTGACCCAGAAAACAAAACCTACTGGTATGAGCAAGCCGTTAAGCAGGCCCCGGGACGTAGAGAGCCACTAGTAGAGCTAGCGCAGCACTATTATGAACTGCAAGATTGGACAAACTGTAGAAACTACTCCATACAAGCACTAAAGATAGAAGAAAAGCCACTCGAGTATTTGTGCGAAGACTTTGCCTGGTACGAACTCCCCTGGGACTTAGCTGCAATTTCTAGCTTTAATCTTGAATACTATGAAGATGCCTTAAAGTATGGTAAAAAAGCTTGCGACCTCGCGCCGACCAATAAAAGACTGGCTGTTAATTTATTGCACTACACATCTGCAATAAATAGTAGTGATTAGGCTGCGTTTACTTTTTTATATTCAAGCTCATGTTTGTGCTCGCAGTCTCGAGCTAGAGATGGGACTGGGAAGGACTTCTTGCACTCCGCACAGGAGTAATCAGTTATAGCCAATATTTAGTTCCTTTTCTGTCACGACCAAAAAGTCGTATATCAATTATGACAGATTTTAGGTAGCCTTAGCACGAGCCCACTGGTAAGCACCTTCCGCAGAACTGGCTGCAGCTCCACCGTCAGGACCTCCAGCTCCTCTAGCACGTCCTAACAACTTGGCTTTGTTTCCATTACCTTCAATTTTCAATCCTCGGTCCATTAGCTTACGCTGGAACGAGGCAAAGGTCATAGAACGCTCACCGCGCTCTTCACTCCAATATCTATAGCTTTCATAAAGCTCTTTAAGCATTACGGAGCCATTTGCAGATTCTCGGGTTGATTCGCCAAGGAATATGCCGATTCGGTCCTCTGCAGCTTTGTATACGTCGGCTGCCTCTTGAACAGCTTTGCACCAACCAAGAGGGTCCAGTTTTGGTGAGTTTAATATTTTCACCGCTCCCTCAACTGCCCACGACAGAACGGCAGGTAACCCGCCATCTGGGTCTGAAAGGTATGGCTTCAAACTCGGGTCAATCTTTTCAGGAATGTTTGTAAGTGGGATTGGACGCAAGCGCCTCCACATAGCATCGTCAGTAATGATTGGCTTGTGGTTAGTAGTAATCCACAGCTTTCCCATAGATTTAAAAGTAAACGGCTTCTCACCAGGCGAGCGACCTTGCAGCTCAGCTGAACCGGTCATCTTTTTGACCTGGTTTTCTTTCATGCGTTCACCATCTGGAAGCTCATCTAGCCAAATCATACGCCTACCACGAAGCTCTGCCATATAGTATTCGTCTTTAGCTGCACTTACACCATCATTAGAAGCCAACACTTGAGAATCCAGAGAAAAAGCATACTGATGCGTTCCCAAAGCGTTAACAATTGTTTCTACAAATGTGTTTTTACCTGACCCAGGAGGTCCGTAAACCATAAACAATACGTCTTGGTTGACGTATCCAGTCAGAGTGTAGCCAACTGCTTTCTGTAGCCAATCTTGAAACTCTTTGTCGCCACCGGTGGCAAAGTCTAAGAACTCACTCCAGCGAGTATTAGTGATACCAGGTGTGTAGGACACAGGCGTGGCCTTAGTCAGATAGAGGTCAGGACGCCCTGTGAGGAGCTCACCGGTCTTTAGGTTAATGATTCCATTCTTCACACCTAAAAGGTCCCTGTGGCCGTCCCAGACTTCTAGCTCCTGAACAACACGCTTATCTGAAGTAGCATTGGTGACCATCCCATTTAGACGGGTGTTTGACTTTGCCTGCTTTGCCCAAGAGACCAGAGCCTGTCTGGTGTTGTCGTCAGTGTGGTTTACAACCTCACCAGCAATTTGTGGTGAAACTTTCTTTGCTAGTTCCCGTAGCTGGAGGCTCTCACCGTCATGTTTCCAGTGATTACCTTCCCAGTAAAACCAACCTAGCCCAGTCGTGTAGGCAATCATTGAGCCGAAGCTGTCAACAAGTCGACGTCCATTACCAGTATCGGTTAGACTTCGGAATCCTGGACGCCCTCCATCTGCTTCATCTACTGCATCTGGGTCATCTGGAACGTTTAGATTCCCGCCAGTTGTAGCACTGTCTAGAGACATTCCTCGCTTTGCAGCCTCTTGCACATGGCTACCAATGTCGAACATATTTGTTGGCCTTGATGGTTCATCATCATCTTCTATGACACCATCAAGAACTTCTAGCTCAGTGGATTCGTGCTCCTCTGCCCATCTTTTACCCTCGGACTTGACCCATTCTGATAGGCCACCCCACTGGCTATCAATTTTTGGATTATCTTTAACAAAGTCAATTGCCCTGTGTACGTGCATTAACAGCGAGTTAGGGCCTTCCAACTCCATAGGTGGCCTCACAGCTTCGGCATTGAAACGAATCATTAATGTTTCGATGTAAAGTCTGCTCTGGTCATCGGTGCCAAATTTATTAGCGAGAGCGCAAGAAAGCTTGTAGATATCGACAGCACGAGAACCCTCGTCAATGCCTTCCTCCATTATTTTTTCGATGTCGACTTTTTCGCCACCAAATTCTAGGTCGCTGAAAGAAGACCAGTCCCCCTGAGAGAAATAGCCAGATGATTTACTACGCTTCTTTGGTCGAAGAAGCTTTAATAGCTCTTCAGGAGCTTCAGCGATTTCCATATTCCAAGGCTCGTGTCCAGCTTTCCACTCATAGTTAACACCAGAGAAGTGACGCGAAGGACTAAGCAATATGTAGCCATTGTGCTTTATATCTATACCTTTTAGCCCTTGATTAGCTAAATTACCGGCTAGCTTTTCTCTCGAGTTAAATTTATATATAAGGTGTCGGCCACGAACTTTCCGCTGAGTATAAACCCCAGTGATAGCTTCTACGGTGGCAGGGAGAGCCCCTTCTGTTAGGTTGTCTAACTCCACAAAAGAATCATCACCATTAGAGCGAGGGTCAATATCAATTACTAGAAACCCGGACTCTTTCGCAAACACACCTACGTTGTAGTTAGGGTTCTGTTCCCACCACTTATCTATTTGGTCAAGGTTGCTAGTAGCTTCATCTGTCCACTTGCTAATAGCTGGGTGCTTACCAATGTCTTTGGATTCCGGGTGATGTTTACCGCAGGTGCACTTACCATTTTCGCCGATGCCATGTACAGGTAGGATTTTCCAACCGTAGGCTTGGGCATAATGCTTGGCAGCTTTTGCCAACCTAGGTGTCGTTTTCTCCCATTCGCTCATCTATGAGCTACTCCTGTCATAAAGTCTTTATCGCAGTCTACATCAAATCTTAAATTATGGCCAGTTATTTTACAAAATCAGGATTGCCATATTAGGTTAAAATTGAATAAGCAAGTTGTAGCTTTGACTGGCTAGATATTTATTATACATCTTTGAAAGTGTTTACTGGAACTGACAATCATGCAAGAAGACCAAATGGCAATATTAACTATTGCATTATCCGTATCGACCGTCTTGGGTGCATGGTTTGCCGTCACCAAGCTGTTTAAGCCTTTACAAAAACGAATTAAGTTTTGGATTGAAACCTGGGAAAACTTTATGGTCGATTGGGCAGGAGAAGAAGCCCGCGAAGGTAGAGACGCTATTCCTGGCGTGATGGAGCGACTAAACAATATTGACGGAGAGCTCAAGCGTAACGGTGGGAGCTCGCTCAAAGACTCTGTCGACCGTATTCACGATAGGTTGGACGAAGGAAACAAACAGTTTGCTAAGTTTGATAAGCGAATCTTCCAGATTGAGAAACAACTAAAACTTGTAGAAGACACCACCACTAAACCAATTACTAGAAAAAAAGCTTCTTAGTCGTCACTCTTTTTCTCTTCCTGAGCGTGGTAAGCATCTACTGCATTAGCACTGGTGCGACTCTGCCAGACAAACTTACACTCAGTGCAAAAAACAACCTTCATTGTTGACCAGCGTCCACCCTCAGGCCTATCAACAACCTTAGTTTGCAGATTCTCTGTTTTAGTAGCGCACCCGGGGCACAGGGGAAATCGTTTGTGACGCATTTCCTGTCCTGCCCAATTAACAGACAAGGTTCTTCTAAGTTTCTTAGGAGTTAATCCTCCCCAAATACCCCATATTTGCTTGTTATTAAGTGCCCATTTAGCACAGTCTCTGCGGATGGGACATTGTTGACAAAGTTTTAGTGCTGGATACTGTTGAGAAGGCTTGTTTGCGTAAAAGTTTTCTGAATACTTTAAATTCTCTGGCTTTGCACATTCAGCATCTTCATGCCATTCGGGAGTTTCCCACATTAACTATCACCGACCGGAAGTTCGACAATGGTAAGTTCTACGATATCTTCGGTCGGCTCTTGTGAATAAATAGATAGTCCTGTACGATTGCCCTAACATGGTCACCGCCGATTGCTCCACCGTATGTGAGTGTGTGCACGCTTTGGTCTACTAATCCATATGCTGCACCTATTGAGTAAGATATGCCATCTCTCTGTATAGCAGAAGCCAAAGCTTTGCGAACAGTCTCATTTTCTAAGTCTACGTGGCCCTCTGTTTGATAAATGTATGGGTTTAGTAACTGCTGCTCATACTCTTGCCCATCCCATGGATACCAAAAAGAATCACCTGGTCTTGAATCACTCACCCTATAATTTTACAACAAAATAATTTTTAAAGGGTAAAGTTAATATGCTACCCAGAAACTTTTACGTAACACCTTGCCATAAATTTACCTAAAGAATCGTCTTTAGAGTCTTCTATCTCTATCTCAACCTCAGCACTAGAAGCTTCCGCAGCAGACAAAGCCGAACTCAGTTTAGTTTGTAGCTGTTGTTGAATAGAGTCTAGGGTGTCTCCATATATTTTAAGTTCCATTCTTACGCGCATTTATGCAACTCTCTTTTCTAGTTTGTAGGGGGAATAATGAGCACCATCTAATACAGGCTCTTTATCATCCGTGGTTTTCATTATCACGTCTCCATAGCGAATAGCAACAATCCGACCGCGACGCCCGTTGTGGACAGCTGCAAGCTTTCCGTCAAATGCATCGGCTAGCACCCTTACTTCATCACCCACAGTTAGCTGCCCTGGCTGTGCGGGAATCCACTTCTCTTCTGAGTTCTCTTCGACAAAGGCCTCTCCTTTTGCCAACCTAGAGAAAGTGGCAATAGTCTCACTTGCCATGTTGTCTGTAAGTTTCAGTTTTTCCCAGTCTTCTAGGAGCTTCATAACTGCCTTACCTGTGCCCACTCGCACTTTAGCGAGCTCTAGCTGGGTACGAACCCAATCCCAATTTACATCAGGCATCACTAACCTCTTTCATGTCGCTAGAAAATAATATATCACTAAATTGTAGTTTTAGCGACTCCTCATCCGGTATTGCTTCTAGATATGACTTTAGTTGCCAGTCAGCTAAAGCTGAGCGCTCCACTGGAGTCATATCCTCTAATTGGTAGGCCAACCTAGACCAACTCCAATGGAAGTCTTGGGTTTCTTTCCAATCAGTGACGATGGGAGTCCTGGTCCTCAGAGCCTGAGGAATTCGCTTTGACCACCAGATACCGGTCTTCCGCTGTTCAGGTGATACGAGTAAACCTATGTTGCTTTGCATCATTTGCTGAGCTAGATGGTCATCTCTACGAGCCTTCCGCAAATCTTCGTGGGTAAATCTGGTAGTTTTTAGAACTGTTTTAGTCCACGCATTCTTTTCATCTTGCGTAAGCCATCTGTTCTCTCGCTCATAGTATTCCGAGGGCATGTCTGAGTTAGTTAGATATAAGTTATCTACATTCAATCCCACTAACGAACCCTTAGACCCTAACCCCATAATGTCTGCTACTGAATCAGCTGACTTCCAGGGGAGGCTGGGGTAAATGGTCTTAGGCCATTTCTGTGTAGCCAGTTTAGTGCACGCACTAACAATCTTTTTTTGATTCTTAACTGCCAGTGAAAATTGTAGACGCTTAGCATAGCTGTCTGGAAATAGACCTTTACCAGGATTATTTGCAGCACGAATAAAACTTGCTTTGTATTGCCAAGTCTGCGGATAGTCTGCAATCAGACGTAACTTATCGCTGGACCATAGAGTGTCAATAATGCCTAACGCTCCATAAGCCTTGTTAGCTGATAGAGCTGATGGAGGACAAATTCCCACAAAAACCAAGTCATATTGGTCAAAATCTTTTTTCTTCCACTGCACGTCTGGCTGTGACCAGTGGACTTCGGCAAAATCTTCCGCAAGCTTACTAATGCCGGTAATGAAGTTGTGAGTTTCAGCTGCCTGTGTGTGGTGGGAAGCCATCCCCGTAAACAAAATCTTCATATAATTCCTAGTTGTTTTTGAAGGGCACCCCGAAGGGTGCCCCTCAAATATTAGAACGGAGTTTCGTCGTCAGAGTTTACTGGCGAAGAAGGTGCAGGTGGTGGTGGTGGTACCTCACCTGTGCTTGGTGCAGGAGATGCATCCGCAGTCTGAGCAGGGTTTGGTGTAGCTGGTGCTGCAGACTTGTGGTACTTCTTGATGTCGTTATACTCCTGACCATTGTAAGTACGAGTGGAGACAGATGCACGGAACGCACGACCGCCTAGAGCTTGCTCAATTTGTGCATCAGTTGGGTTTGAATCAAAGAATTGAGAATTCAACCCTAGAACACCCATTTTCATGAAGAACATGTTTAAGCTGGTGTCGTTACCTGGGTCAATAACCAGGTTGTCCCAGATGCGGCGACCTGCATGAGGACCACCCTGTACTTCAGTGGTAATTTTAAACATGTTCTTACCACTCTGTGAACGGCGGTGCTCCGCCTCGATTACCTTGAGCTCATAGTCTCCATCTGGTACAGGCTCCATAGAGTTGTTGCTTGTACCAGCCTTGTTAACTAGCTCACTCCAATTAAGTGATGCCATTGTTTAACTCGCTTTCTTCTGCTGTGCAGATTCTTTTTTCTTTCCAAATACCATGTCAAGCATGTTCTCGACACCGAGATTTCCCTGCTCAACAATGGAGCCCAACCGGCCCTGAACGCGCTCGCCAGCTTCATACTGGTTTGTACGCTCAACGTACATACGACGTGCCTTGTGCGGTGCCTGTAGAGGGTCCTCGTTTGGAAACTCTTCAATTGTTATTGCACCTAGAACGTCGTAGAAGTATGGTGCCTGTGTCGCTAGCTGGCCCTGTAGGTAAGGACGATAAACGCCGTCCTGACCCTTACGTGCCATAGCGGTCAGCACCACAGCCTCCAACGGCTGGGTTGGGTGCATCGTAAGGTCACGGAGGTCACGAAGTAGTGCACCCATGTGGCGAAGTAGCTCGCCCCACTGTTGCATCTTCATTTGCTCTGTGCCTGCGATGTTGTCCATGCACTTGACCTGCAACTCCGAAATAGAGTCAATAATCAAGGACTTGAACTGGTGCTTACCAGACTGAAGCCATTGGAATGCCTTCAGCACTGTGTCGTAATCACGAACCTGGACCACGGTTGTGTCCCAAGTTCCATCCGCCTGGGGCGGCTCCTCGTTCATCGGGTCCCAGTACTTAGCATTAATGGGCAAGAACCTATGTCCGCCCTCAACGTCAAGCATGAGGCGAGGATAAGGAGCTGTCACGGCGAAGGTAGACTTACCTACCTTTGACTCTCCATAGACCATAAGGGTCAAGGAGCGTTGTACTTCGTTAGCCATTACTCACTTCCTTTTGTTTCTGTAGTGTTGTAGTAACCGTAAGGGTCGGAGACCTCAAACGCATCACTAATTGCTGCTTCAGCTGCCGAACCATCGTCAACTAGCGGGCAAATAGCGAAGAATTGACACTTCCACTTGCAATCACGACTAGGCCGTGGGTATGCATGCTTATAGTGACTCTCTCCAGCATCCAACGCGTCACGGACGCGGAGCATGTCTTCGAGTGTTCCCTCTAGCCTTTGCCAGAAGGAGCGAAGTGCAAACTGGTTGTGTCGCACTTCAAACTGGTCGTAGAAAGGTGGTTTTGCGTAACTTCCACGCTTAACCTTTCTTAGCATGGTAAAGATTCCACCCTCTGAACGCTCACCCTCTTGGTTCTGAGCCTCCTCGAGTGTCATGTATGTCAAAATCTGCTCATTCATCTGAGCTGTAGCACCAAAGTCTGCGAAAGACCCTCCGACTGTCTTAAAGTCACGGAACATACGAACGCCATCTAGCTTGCGGCGCACACGCATATCAATCTTTCCCTGAAGAGTAACTCGACCCTCCATCATTGGTCGTTCAATAATTTCCTCAGTTGAAATCATTTCAAGCTCTTGGTCTATACCGTTGAGCTCTACCCACTCAAGGTAGCCTTCTAGCATAATGCGGCCTAACTCGGCTTCAGACTCTAGGGCAGTTGTATCCCTATACGCATCATTCATGGTTTTCATATCTTCCTTGACCAAGTCGGCGTGAGCCTCTAGGAGAGGCTGACCCGTGCTGTAATAGCGGTCTAGTGCTTCGTGGATTCTAGAACCCAAAGCCAGAGCACCTGTGTAGTCTTTAATCTTTGGCTGAAGCCTGCGATAGTAAGTAAACCACCATTTCCTCCGGCAATCTTTGAACGTCTGAATCTCAGAGTTTGAGATTCTTACTGGTTCGGTCATCTAAGACCTCCTTTTAATATGTCCTTTAACTGTTCTTTGTCACGAACAACCTCTTCAAAGTTTTCTGCCTTAGAGTCAAGTGCCTCTATGACCCTTTCTTCGATTGTCCCTTCTGTCACGTAGTCGTGAACTAATATTGAGTCATGTTGTTCTGACCCAATCCTGTTAACTCGGTCCAGTGCCTGCTTGTGATTAACAAGAGACCATGGCCTTTGTAGCATTACAAGTCTTCTTGCTGTCGTAAGAGTGATACCAACTCCACCAGCAGCATCTGTAAATAGAATCCACTTAAGCTGACCAGCCTGGAAGAGGTCAACCGCCGTGTTTCGCTCCATATCATCCTGGTCTCCCGTAATCATTCCGTGAGGAATCTCCTCTTTAGTGAGACGGGCACTTAATAGATTTAATAGCTGTTTGGAAACACCGCAGACAGCTACAGAGTCATCACCGAAATCACCGTTTTTTATGTCGTCCATGAGAGCGTCAATCTTACAAGAGGGGTCGGACAAAGTAACTTTTTCTTTACCGGACTCCGTCATTTCAATTTCGGCGTATGCATTTGCAAACTGATTTAACCTCATAGTCTGCACGAGAGGGTCGGACGCAACTACAGCGTCGGTGCTGTGCTCATTTTCAAGCATAGTAATCATGCTTTCCAGCATCTGCTTATAAGCTTTGGATTGCTTTGCGCCCATCTCGACATCTCGTCTAGTGGTTAGAACCTTAGGCAGCCACGGGAGTACCTTTGCCTTAAGCATTCTTCTCATTCTGGGATTCACGCCTGCATAGAACTCTTGCTCCATCTCTGGCTTGAGCCCCAACACAGTCATTCCGCCGAACACATTTGGAATTGTGTCTACAAATCGGTCAATCCACTTAGTTTTACTTGGAAACTCTTCGGGACTAATCCAGTGCAAGATAGGCCACAAATCGACAACATCGTTAGCTATAGGTGTACCTGTCATGGCAAACCTAATATCTGCATCACCTGTGGCTGCCCAAAGAGCTCGCGTCTGCTTAGACTTCGGGTCCTTCGAGCGGTGAATCTCGTCGGCAACGACGGATTTAAAATCAATAAAGTTAAGCTCCCGCTTATGGACCTCGCAACGTGCCTCAGACACTTTTGAGTCATGCCCACCGCACTCAGGGCAGCGAGCTAGAGCAATAGAGCCATACCCCAACAGCTTTGAGTGCGTTCTTAGTGACTCCCAGTTCATGACATATACATCAGCTAGTCCTGGCTGTAGTTGTTCACGTCGCTTATTAGCTGAACCGCGAACAACTTGTACATTTACATCTGGCCACCACTTCTTAAACTCCCGCTGCCAGTTTTTCTTCAGAGTGTTAGGGCAGACAATCATTGCAGGAAACACTTCTTCCCCTTGGTCCTGAAGCTTTTTTAGTCCCCTAATTGCTTGGGCAGTTTTACCGAGACCTGGCTCATCTGCCAGCAGTGCTCGTCTAGCTGTTGCGAGGAACGCAACACCCGCACGTTGGTGTGGGAACAGGTCCTCGTTATCCGGGTCTTCGAGTGTTTCTAGCTCCCGCAATTCCATGGAAGGCGTAACTCTGGTGGCTTTCTCATTAGCAGCCCAATCCTTCAAGTCGTCTTCAATAACTAGAGCTTGTTTGAACTGACTACGCAATGATAGGCATCCTGCCCAAGAAAGGGGGATTCTCCAGTTCTGCGACTTCGAGTCCCAGGTTGCTCCAGGTAGCCTCTTACAGACTTCTTTAAATCTGTACTCCGCGTGGATATCAATGTGTTTACCATCGGGAGAGATGTTGACTCTTACTTCTGACAAACTTACTTCTTTCTATGTGACTACTATATTATCAGAAAAAACTGAAACTTACGACATTTCTTGATAATAACTTTATGAAAGTAAGCCTACAGGTTTCCAACCTGTTTTGACAAGTCTTAACAGGGCGTGTCGGATTGCATCTAATGCGTGTCCTTCCCCGCCTCGGTGCCAGTACTCTAGCTTCTTAAGAGCTTCGTTAGGAAAAATGTTTTTTGCGTCCGCTGGCTTTTGTAGGAAAATTTCTTGGGGGTTCCTATTAAAGTCCAACATAAGTTGCTTAAGTACACCTATCTGCTCCAGAGAGTAAGGGGCTTGGGTATTTCTAACTGTCTGCTGGTTAATTTAGCCAAAATCTCCCTTATGGGCCCAGCAAACTCTTCCTGTGTAACTTCAACAGACAGCTCCAAAACAGGCTCAGAATCGCTTTCACGGCTTATGAGAGCAATCCCTGAGGCCTTCCCTGGGTCAACCGCCAATACTATTTGCTTCATTAGTATTTAGACCCCCAATTCTCTAGAGGGCCGTCAGCATCTGCCGTTAGTGGCACTGCCCACCCTTGAGTTGTCGTCATACATTCTTTGACAATTTGCTTAATATCTTCAGCATCTTTTTTAGGTGCACTAAGCACAATCTCGTCATGCACGGGCACGATTAGGTTTTCTGTGAGGTCGGCTTGGTCAAGTTTTATTAAGTTGGACTTAAATACTTCAGCCGCACCACCTTGAATCAAATAGTTAACTAGCCTGTAAACCGCATCTTCTTCTGTTGGGATACGTCTGCCAGTCCAAGTCTTTACGTATGCTACTCCCTCAGAACCTAACCGCTCCATGCCTTGCTGCTCTATTTTCTTTTGGAACCTGGTCATACCAGGGAACCGCTTGTCGAATGCATTGGAAACATCACGCATCTGTGGTTCTGGCACCCCCGCTGTAAGTGCCTGCAAAAGGGTCAGAGCCTTCAGCATCAGCTCTTAGGAACAGCTGAATCAAGTTGGGGTCCTGGGACAGGTCTGCGAACATACGGAACTCAACCTGGTCAAGGTCAGAGGTAATTATGACAGAATCATCATCTTTGGGTAGGAACGCACGTCGCACGGTATCACTACCTTTTGGGAGAGTCTGCAAAGCAGGATTTCGTATAGACATTCGACCAGTTCTTGCACCCATCGTCATAATGGATGGGTGAAGTAGTCCATTTTCGTTATCCTCAATAAAATTTAAAAAGTATGTCCCAGCTAATTTATCAGCTTTGCGCTGCTCAAGCATCATGTTTGCAAGCTGCTTAACCTCTTCAGAGCCTTCGATTGTAAACAACTTAAGCTGGTCAGCAGTGAGCGAAGCTCTCCCGGTTGGAGTAAACGATGTTATCTCGGCACCTAGTTGATTCTGAAACAGGTTAGCCATTTGAGGACCACTTGTAACAGAGGCACCGTAAGTCTCTTTTACCCAAGACTTAACTTGTTCCGTGTATTGAATAAGCTCGTCATACTTCTTCTGCATAAGGGGCATGTAGCATGCCTCCTGGCTTAACTAAAGGCCAAAAGTGCTCGAACAGACGCATAGTGAGAATAGTGTCCAGAGCACCATAGGCCCAATAAGGCTCAAAGTTGACAGGGATGGTTCCCCAGGTCCAGCCGTTTTCTCGCTTTGCCGTGTCTAGACCGTCCTGCATCATGGCAGCATTAGCATCTACGTATTTGCTTGCAAGGCCCTTCAGTTTTGCTGAATCCGAAGGATTTATAACTTGAGACATAATCATGGTGTCATGTGCATTGTGCCAAGGCAGCTCCCATTCGCTTTGCAGCTCAAACCACTGTGCCTCAAAAGCAATGTTGTGAAATATGACTAAACCGTCATATTTGTTCATCCCTTGATAAAAAACGCCTTTCCAAGCATCCCAAGGAATTGACCAGCCAGTCATACCATCGCCTACCTGAACTAAGCGAATTTGACCTTTTCTTGCATTAAGAGCGTCTCGTCTGTAGTCGCCGTCAGGAAGCTCGCCTGTTTCAATGTCTACAGCAACAGCATTGTGCGGGCGCCGCTCACTCAGCCAGGATAGAAAAGCCTGTGCTTCTTCCAAGTTGTCGACAAAGCGAACTTGGATGCCTGATAAATCTGCCATGTTCCTCTACAAATTATGGAATGATTTCATAATTGTAGATTGCAGCTAAACGATATGTTTCCGGGAAAACTAATGTTTCTAAGTCTGAGTAGCACAATTCACAAGCGGTGGCGCTTGTAGAAAGTTCGGAGGCAGGTGCATCTTTTAAATTATACTTATTAACTAGCTCGCACGTGGGTCCATGAAAAATTAAGGAAACGCCGATACGAGACAATATATATGAGCCACTCTCTGTACGATAAAGTTTAAATTCTATCCACCTAACAGAGTCTTTCCTTTCAGAAGTAGATTCGGCTAAGAGGGTGCCCTCGAACTGTAAAGTTCTTGAAGAATCTTTTACGGTATGCATTACGAGCCACCTTCCAATTCTTTTAATCTTGCTGATAGCTCTTGTACCGATTTTATTAAACTAGGTATTAACTGAATATAGTCAATGCTTTTAACAGTATCTTTGTCTACAGACAATCCTTTTAAAATAAGAAGCTTTCTCTTCCCCTACCAATGACGTTGAAATCGCGCCGTGATTTTGTAAAACTTGCTCTAAGTCTTGGGCCAATAGCCCGTAGCTAATTCCCGCATCATCTGCCTGAGAATTTAACCTATATTTAACGGGGTTCAGAGAATTAACAAAGCTTAAACCCAAGTCTGTGTCTTCTATATCTTTTTTTAAATCTTTATCTGAAGGCGTTCCACTGCTGTCATAGAGTACCCCGCCTTCAGTGGTCAACACATATCTGCTACCCACAAAGTGTTTAAGAGTGTCTGACTGAATAGTGCCATCAACAGTTAGGTCGTCATCAATTTGAACATCTCGATGAAACTTAGTATTTTTTCTAATATCTAAGTTAAATGAGTTAAGGTCAATAGCATCGCTTCCGCCGACTCCCCCTGTGTTTAGCGTAACCCTTGTGTTGTCTTCAAATTGAAGAGAAGCGTCCCCGTTACCTATGTAGAACATCCGGAAAAAGGTTCTAAGCTCGCCCACAAAACGGCCCCCAGAATCATAAAACACAATCTTATTCCTGAGACCCGAACGTTCTGTGCCGGTCCTTATTTCTATCCTCTCGCCCGACTGAGAAGTCTTAAGAGTACCGGACCTGATATTGTCAGCATTTAAGTTAGAAACTGTTATTTTGCTAGCGTCAATTGTTCCACC